TTGAACCTGGGCACCAGAATGGTTGTTGATCACCTGCACCTGCAGCACTGCACCACCTGAACCGACCTTGTCAGCCGGCGTGACGGTTCCGTTTGATGTTGGCATCATGTACTGAGTGCCGTTCGAAGCAGTGAACATCTCGGGTCGGCCCGACTCATTAACTCGGTACAGGCTATCTGCCGAAACCGGCCCACCGTATCGCCTGGCACCAGCTACAGGCGCTGTCGCAACGGCTGGCGCACCCATGGCTGCCGCAGCAGCACCGGCCGCGGCGGCGGCAGCGGGGGCGAGGGCGGGGCCCACAATTGGTATGGCAGCCGTCGCAGCAAAGGCATTCATCGCCGCCATTGAAGACATCCCAGCAACCTGGGCGCTTACGCTGGCAGCGTACACCGCGCCGTTTGCAGCTTTCCGCGCAGTGTCGGCCGCCGCGATGGTGTCGCTGATCAGTGCGTTTTTGATCTGCTGAATGCCGATCTGCACTAGGGCCCCCACTGCCTCATTCAGCACAGTCCCAGCCAGTGCGCGCATCGCATCTTGCGCGGTCATGGTGCCATTGATGAGTCCTGTGATTGACTGTGTTGCGGTTGAACTAAGGGCATTCAGGGAATCCACCATGAACGCCTGGGCCTCGCCCTGGGATCTGTAAGACTGCTCAGCCAGCGCACGGCGCTGCAGTTCATATTCGTTGGTGATCTGCATCCTGGCCATTTGCCCTTGCTCTTCAGCGTTCACGCCAGCAAGGGCCATCATCTGTTCGTATTGGGTGACCAGATCAAGCTTGGCTTGGTATTCCTGGCGAAGCGCTTCGATGGGGTTGATTGCCTTGGTGAGCTGGGCGCCGTACTCCATCGCCTTCTGCATGTCCTGGGCGTGTTTATGCCGATCATCAAGCGCCTTTTTGTCAGACTGCTCTCGGTCCTTGTCGATTTGCTCCTGCGTCTTAAGCATCAGATCGGCGCGGTCCCGCTCGGCGGTTTGCGTGATCAGCTTCACGGCCTCGCTGTAGGTTTTTTGGTCGATCTTTCTCTCGTCCAGATGCTTTTTGGCAATGCGCAGTTTTTCGGTTTCCGTCTCGTTGATGACGTTGATTTCTGATGCCTGAGCCTTGCGCAAGTCTGCGATGTAGGCAGCCTGATCAAACGTGCTCGCCTTCTTCGATCCAGAACCGGCAGGGGCGCTAAGCTTCGAAGCTTCGCCGCTCGGGTTGATGGTGCCCCGCCCGCCGCCCGCGCACTGCTCCCATGCTTTGCGCATGGCCTGTCCAGCCAGCATGGCGCGTCCAAGCGCCTTGGCGTCAGCAGCATCAAGGTCCGCCCTACGTTTTTCCGCATCAGCCTTCATGGCCTCACCGATGGCCCTTGCTCCCTCAAAGTCACCACGCGCGACAGATGCAGCCTGAGCCGCAATACCGCCTATCTCTGACCTGACGCCCTGGAACACGAACGCTACATTGCGGCCCAGCACGCTCAGTGTTTGCCAAGCCAGATCGGCCGCATCAATCACGTAAGAGAGAGCAATCTTTGTGGAGTCTGACCAGTCCTTGATAGCGGAATTTCTGCCGATGATCCCGGCCTGCTCGTTGGCCGCCCCAAACTGCTTGGCCAGCTCGTTCAGCACCTCTCCCAAGCCTTTGGTTGCGCCCGCAAGCGCGGCGCTTGTGCCTGTTAGCTCATCCAGCTTTGCATTTGCCCGCGCCGCGGCATCCGACATGACCGTGGTGGCCGCATCAAATGTCTGTGGGAACTTCTCAAAGTCGCGCTCGATCTGGCTTGCCGCCTTTTGCATCGCTGATGCGACGACATCGGCGGTCAGCTTGCCTTGCTCGCCCAGCTGCTTCAAAGACCCGACAGGAACACCCATGGCGTCGGCCATCTGACGCATCAGGTATGGTGCGGTCTCCATGAGGGATCGCAGCTCATCGCCAGCCAGTTTGCCCGACCCCAGCGCCTGGCCAAACTGCAGCATGGCCGCCTTCGCCTCGACAGCAGACGCACCAGATACCTTAATGGCCATACCCAGAGTTTCCGTAAGCCTGAGCGTGTCCGCTTGCGTTCCACCCATCGACTTCATGGCCGCATTCAGGCGGGTGAAAACTTCAGCGTTTGCCTCAATGCTGGTTTGCGTGCGGCGGCTGATGGCCTCAAGTTCAGCCATTGCAGAGGCTCCCGCCTCGATACTTCCTGATGCGACCTGTACGCGCGCGCCAAGCATGCGCATGTCATCAGCCAGCTTGGCGGCCTTGACCGCAGCCATGGCAACAGCCAGCAGGCTCACGGCAGAAGCAACCTGCGTGAACTTCGACTTAAGCCCGTCAAGCTCACGGTTCACTACGCGTGTTTCACCGATCATCTTGCCGGTGTCTAGCGTAACGTCGTAGTAAATCTCACCGACCTTTTCAGCCACGCTGCTGCTCCTTCAGCATGGCCATGGCGGCCATGTATTCCTCGCGAGTTGGCACATCCTTGGCGCCACCATTCGCGATATCAGGGAACTTCATTTCGAGCATGGTCTGAAACTCGGTCATGCTCAAGCCTTCAGCGTCTGCGCTGGATAGGCCCAGATGAACACGAGCTGCGCTGATGTACTCGTCCGCCTCGAAGCGCGAAGAGAACTTGCCATCGCCGACGGTACCTGGCCTAGCCTTTCCGATGATCCCGTGCCGCATCAGGTGCTTGGCGATGATGACCCGCTCTGCATCGGGCATGGCGCCGGGATGCTGGCCATCCTGATCCAGCCATCCAAGCATTGGCGTCACATCCTCCTGATCGCACAGGCAAGCCAGGATGTAGGTGGCCGTTGCAACCGCCTTGGGCCCGTGCAGGTCGGCGTACAGCGTGACGATCTCTTCGGGGCCCCCAAGGCCCGCGATGCGGCCCAACGACGGCGTGAAGGTGAATTCACTGCCGTCGCTTGCGGTAGCCCGCACGAAGCCGCATTGAACCAGCATCAGAGGTCGAACAGTTGCGCGGTCAAGGTAGCGGCGCCCAGCAGGTGCACAACGCCCTGGCAGTACGCGCTGATGGTGCTCAGTACAACAGCCTTGCTCGCGCCGGCTGCAACCGTGATGGCCAGGCCAGCGGCAACGGAGACAGCGCCCACACCTGGAGCCTGTACGGTCGTGCCGGTGCTGCCGTCGATGGTACAGGTCAGGCTGCCGCCCGTGGTGTTGGTCAGAACCAGCAACTGCTTCTTGTGGCTGTTGAAGGTGATGGTGTCATCAGCGCTGAGAACAGTGCCGGTAGACGTGAATGCGCCGACTTGCGAGGCATCGATAGAAGTGATGGCGGCCATGGTTGGCTACTCCTTAGGCTGGGGTGAAGACGACTTGACCGTTGCTCATGGCCGACATGGACCATGTTGCAGTGTCGGCATAGGGACGTTCGTCAGACCATTCGCTCACGATGAACGGGCCGACGTAGGTACCGCTGATGTCGGTCATCTCAAACCAGACTTTGGGCTGGTTCGCAGTGCTCGAATCAGGGCTGATGACGTGGGCCTTGAACTCGTTTTGGTTGTGGATGGCATCGTCATAGGTCACGCCATCACCGGAGAACTCAACCGACTTGAAGGTAACCAAGTTGGTCTTGGTGAAGTCGGGAGACTTGTCGGCTGTGGTATCCACGGTGTCCCACTTGGTCTTCATCGACTTGCCGCGCATCATGCCCAGCTCTTTGAAGACAAGGGAGCCAACCGTCGCGTTCTCATCTGCGATGGCATAGCGGAAGGTCGTATCGCGACCGGTGGTTGCACTCATGTGCTTCTCCTTCAGGTGGTGATTGCCGAGATGGCGATTTCAAAGACTGGCCTGCCATCATTGGCAGGCACAAATACCGGCTCTCCCGGCTGCAAGAACACCAGGCCCCCACTACTGGAGCGCATGGCTTCAATGATTTCCTCTGCTGCCTGGGAGATGGCCGATGCATCGTCGCCATCGCTCCCAATCAGCGAAAGCGTGAACTGAGGTCGACGCACAAGCTCAACCCTGGGGCCTCCTGCAGGCTTGATCACTGCATAGCGGTCTTCCGCAATGTCACCCACCCACTTTCCATACTGGATACGCCAGTTGGGCAGGATGGGAGCAATGAACGCGCGGATGCTGTCGACGGCGCTCATGTCTTGATGCTCCCCTTGATCACCGCGCGAATGTTCGGCTCGGCGTTCTCAAAGCCTTTGCGCAAGAACTCCTTTTCAGCCGAAGCGCGGCGGAAGTTCTGCGGGTGATCAGGGTCATGCACCGGCTGCGCGTAGGCTGCCGTGTAGCCAACCGTCCCCACGATTCGATCGCCATCAGACTGAACATCCCTGTATTGCGAGTTGATCAGCGTGCTGGTGTCAATGGGCGTCATCACTGCGGCTTCGCTGGCACCAAGGATCAGAGCCTGAGTCATGCCGCGCGCTGCATTACGCTGAACAGACTGCGTGAACTCGGGCAGGCGGTTCGTGATCTTCACGCTCATGTCGCCACCTCGAAGTCGTCAGCCTGGC